CTTCACTAAGTGAACTGCCTTACAGTTGACAACTATAAAGCATAGCAGAATAATGTCAAGTACCAAAATACACTAGTACTAGAAATAATTCTAGCACACAATAAGAGGTAAGAAATACATGGCAGTAATGAAACCCGAAGAATCCCGCCCGCTCGATCCAAGTACTCCGCTAAGTGAACCAGTAGGACCGATAGTCGGACTCGAAACTAAATACCGGGTAACAACTGTCCTAGATGTGCCCGCAATCGCACCAGAATCGAATATGGGAACAGAAACCCACCAGGATAAGGAAACAGACGCAGAGCCCGGAGAGACAGAACCAACAACAGATGTAGGCAGTACACGGCTATCAATAAGACTAGAGACCGCGAGACAAGCACAAAAGCTTTTGGAAGATCCGACACTGGGATTAAATGAACGTCTAAAGATCATGGCCACGATAGAGAAATTGACAGTAGGCGCAAAAGGCAGAGGTAAGGCGAAGGATAAAAGCAAGAGCGGGCTATTCTCGAAGTAAGGGATTGGCAGGGATTGACCACGCGCGAGCGGGAGAATATGATAAGCCTATTAGAATCAGACGGTGGAATATGGGACTAGCGGCGAATGCTATTGGAATGGGTTAAAAATTCACCAAAGGTGAAAAATTAACCTTTTTGCCCAATTCGCGTATTTTCGCATTCCCAGAACATGCCCGCAAGCTATTGAAAACAAACAATTACCAGAACGCAATGCGAACTAATGTATATTTCTTCGCATTCGGCAATGAACCAAAAACCCCAATGAGTTACCGGGTTTGACCACACGTCGCGCTATCCTGGAATTCGCATTAGTATAACTAGCGTGTTATCAATAGCTTGCAGATAGTACTAGTAGATAGGGGACCCTATTGGGACTAGTAGTACTAGGCGGGTGGGTCCCCCCAAGTACCTTGTAGTTAAAATTGTACTTATTGACCCGTTCCCGTACTTCACTGTGCGAAGTGGTATTTGATCTATTTCATTCTCGCCAAAAAAACCAATCGGTTGAAAATCGGTTACTCGAAGTCCGCTGCTGAAGTAGACCGCAGGTTCCTTTTCCTTTTGAACGAAAACGCGGACGATCTGGAATTGCTTGGGCACATCCCAGGGGATTTTGAACATGAGCACGACTTGCATCGGGAGTTGGCCGACGAGCGGGCGCACAATGAATGGTTCGAGTACAACGACACTGTGAAGGAAGTTGTAGCCAGAGAACGCGCGTTGGCGAGTACTTCGCACAGTGAAGTGAATCACTCCGCTGAGTGAACAACTATAAACCTTGAAAATCCTAATCGCCATAACCGCCTGCCATAAGCGGGCCGACTACTGTAACTATCAGCGGGGAACTTGGGTTTCGAGATTGCCGGAGGGGACCCTACATAGGTTCTTTTTTGGACGCGGCGGGTCGCACCCCCGAGCGTTCCGGTATTCGGATGAAGTCGATCTGGCGGTTCCGGATGATTATGCCCGCTTGACCTTGAAGGTTCGGGCGATGTTTGAATGGGCGTACCGCGAGGGCTTCGATTACGTGTTTAAGTGCGACGACGACACCTACCTGTTTCCCGAGCGATTGATGAAGTCCGGGTTTCAGCGTTGGGATTACATCGGGCAGTCCAGAGTGTTGGATGGTCTCGGGCGGGGGATTTGTTCAGGCGGCTGCTACGGGTTGTCCCGGAAAGCTCTGAAGGTTTTGGTCGAGTCGCCACAGGATTGGATGTACAAACCCCGGCAGTTGAATCTGACCGGTGCGGTACTTTGGCAGGAAGACCGATGGGTGGCCGAGGTTCTGCAGCGCAGCGGAATACAGCCGCACAATGATAAACGCTTCACACAGCGGAGTAAGGACATGACCGGCGCGGAAATCGCCGTGTGGGAATACCCAGGGATCGAGATGGTCCGGAAACACCGCCGCCATTATCCGCTGGATTTGAAACTGACGTACAAAGAATTCTAAGAGTTTGTGGCTGGGGCGCTGGACAAGCACGACGGTATCCAGGCGGGCCACAAAAATATAACCCGAGATGCCCTCTGTTCCTTAACGGTGTGAAGACCGGGAGCATGTCTCTCTGGCGCACCTGGTAGCTGAACTTCAACTAGGCTATTGGGCGTGGCGCAAAGCCGGGATACACCCGGCAAAGTTTAAAGGAGAAATTCATTGTTAAGACTATGTAGACCGTTCATGTGAAGTTAGCGTGGATGGTCGGAGCAGACCATGAAGCATCCGAAGAATCGCGCGGAGCGTCGTCACAACGGCAATACGTGGCGCGACCGGCAGCGGGAAATTATGAAGTCTTGGTGGCGTCCCGGCGCTGAAGATTTAGAAGAGTATTGGAAAGACAACAATATGTGGAACGCTCGGAAACAGAGCGTAGCCCATGGCAACCGTTGCGCCTACCACTTTGAGAAATACAGTTCAAAAGAAATCCGCAAACGCCGTAGAGCACTGGATGAAGAACTTGTTCTTAACATTTTAAGTTGGGAAGAAAATGAACCCCACAAACCGAACCATAACCTTCTCTGAAGGAAGCAACGGGCTCTCTACGCATACTGTTTTTCAAGATGACGACGGCGTGGATCACATTGTGACCGCTAAACGCGGGTTCGTGAAAATCACGGATGTCCAGAAACCCGTCCACGACGAAGTACAGTTTCTAAAAGACGCCCAGAACAAAACCGGCAAACGCACTCCGGAGCCAGCAATGGCCGATGCAATGGCCGCCGTGAACAAATCAGCAGATCCATCGTCCCCGGTTTACATTCTGGACGGAAACGGGCGATTGAAAAAAGTACGAGATTTACCAGGGACCCTATAAAGGATTGTTAGTGATGGCGTGCGGAGACACCCCAATGGATGTTGAATATTTAGAAGCAGTCTTCAGAAACGAATTTATCGACCACGCGCCTCTGTATGTGGCGTCGAAAAAAGTTCAACTCGGGTCGGAAGATTTGCGTCCTAATATTAAGTTCGTGATGTATCGCGGTAGCCTCCAAGAGTGTGGAAACATCGTTGAACTGATTTCAGATTACAAAATGATTTCAGAATCGGAAGCTGTTCTGAATAAGATGGGTTTAGACTCTCTGTTTCTGGAACACACAAAAACGCTCGCTAGAAATGCCGGAGTTTTTGTAGACGGTCTCATCCGAAAAGAAAACGCTAAAGAGCGGGACTCGACCGATCCCCGAGACACAAAAAGCACCATCGTCACGGACGTATTTCAAATGCGCGAAGGCAAGAGAAATCTGAATCTTGTCGTGGTGAATAACCCACCGGTGCAATTCGATCCCGGCAACCCCCAAACCCTCGGATGGGTCGCGTATCGTTTTTATTTTGCAAGCGCCCGCCTTCGTCAAGAATATCAAGCAACCGCATAGGCCAGCCCTGCTGCCCTCAGTAGTCCACAAAGTGAATAGCAAGCAGGAAACATGGCAACACAAGTTAAATTCACCACACCCAACGGGGACTTCGCTGTAATCGACAACGGCACGCCGTTATCTTTTCCGACCCTGAGTGCCGGAGCCCACGTCGGATACGACACAGGGTTTGTCGGGACGCAGAGTCAAGGCACGAACCCAGTAGCCGACACAGGAACGGTTCTGATAGACGCATCCGGCAACGACACGGTATACGCCGACCCCCAGGTCTCCACGGTTAAAGGCAATCCGGTTTCAGCAGTCGCCCCCGTGTATGCAACGGTTACGAAGGTTCTGACCAACGCACTGTCCGCAACCGTGAACTGGAAAAACCCAGCCTAAGGAATTATATGAAACTCAAAGAAACGAATTGCAGGGTTCTCGGAACCAAGCGGGAAGAAGCGGACTACATCACGACCGCGACCCCGATGCAAACGAAAAAGAAACAGATGTTGAGTGCCAAAGAAGCAGGACTGGACGCCACTCGGGAAAAAGCAACCACTAAAGCCCGTAGGGGCGGAAACGTTCGGCCATTAGACGGCGGACGAGCAGGAGAATAACATGGCTATTGATTCCGGAGCCGCTACTGGTCAGGCTCAAACAGCATTTGGTTTACCCGGAGGCCCCGTAGTTACGGGTCTCGAAATTCACGTCGGCAACCCCCCGAGTCAGCTCGTCGGAAACATCGCTACGGGCGTGAACCCACTTCCACCGGTTGATGTGCCGTATGTGGATCCCAACGTCGCCCCGACAACCATCTCCGGTGCCGCACTGGTCACGACTAAGACCACCGTTAGTTTTAACGGCGCTCCCGGCGTCACGGTGAGATTCGCGAATCCCGCGTAAGGTGAAATATGGCACAAGGACCTTCCACTACTACAAACATCATCATCAATAAATCCGGCAGCCAGGTCGTGTTCACGAACCCAGCGGTCCACCCGCTCCAACCAGGGTCCGGACTAACCCCCGCCGCCGCGACTAAATCAGCCGGTCAGCCGAACGGTTCCGTCATCGGCCAGATCGCAGGCACATCCGTCGTTTTCAACAACCCCGCATAGGAGAAACATGGCTCTATTTTTACTGAAGTACATTCCAATTCTTTTTGTCGGCGGATTTCTGACCTCGTTCGCTGAGAAGAAGTTTCAGTACAGTTTGTACGATACGATCATCGGTCTTTTCAAGAAGAAATAATGGACAGAAATAGATTGACAATAAGATGGAGTAATGATACTCTGTCTTAGTAGCTCATTTGTAGTCACCTCCTTGGGGCCGCTTCTAACGGGGCGGCCTTTTAAAACCGGAGAACCATGGTCACTTTTTATAAAAGTCATAAAATAGAAGTGAACGCCCAACCAAACGGGCAGATTCTCTTCGACGTTTTTGACCGTCGCGGCCAAGGGCTTTTGTCGGGTCATGCTTTCTCCACGAATGAACAATTCTGGGCAGACACGATGAAGTCCCGAGTAGATCAGTTTGTGAACGAAAGGCCCGTAGATTTTAGATATTCGTAAAAGTTGCTACTGGACACGATTCCAGTGTCGCCCGACTAGTACCAGCCGTTCGACGGAACGGTGCCTAGCGTGCCCGAGGCGAGCAAGAAATATCGGCTTAATTTTCGACCCCGCATAGCGGCGTCAAGGAAAACATGAGCAAAGCAAAAACCCAAGAAGAGAAGATAGCGGCCCAAGTCGTAGCGGATGCGAACTCAGCGCAAGCAACTGGCGCGAGCGGTCTTTCAATGCCGAAAGAAACCGTGAACGTGACTATCGCCGCGATCCTGAATGAGAAAGCCGCAGACGGTAGCTATTACGCTTTGCCGCCTCAAGTAGTCCCTCTGGACCGCCCGAAGGGTTTGCCGCAACTCGAAGCCGACCGGATGAGTGTCGCGCAGGCATGGACGCTAGTCGCCAATAACGGTCTGACTTTCCGGGACGAGAAAAACAAAGTTCATATTTACCCGCTCACTACGATTCATCATCTCGAAGTAGAAGTCAGTCCGATATCAGGTATTACTCTGGAATAGCATGAAAATCGAACTGGACTATCTCCAACCTATTCACAAAGTGAAAAAGGCGTGGGGAGAAGAATGGTGGCTCGACAACGAGGAATTCTGTACAAAGATTCTTTTCGTTACGGCGGGATTTCGTTGCTCGCTCCACTACCACCCGATTAAGCGAGAGAGTTTCCGGATTCTCAGTGGCCTAGTCACTTTGGAACAAAGAGACGTTCGCGGGATCCAGTTTGAAGAAGTTCTTTCGGTCGGGGACCGCAGGCTTATAGAGCCAAAAACCCCGCACAGATTTTCCAGCAAAGAAGGCGCAGTTATTTTGGAATCGTCAACGCACCACGACGATGCCGATGTCATCCGTATCACAGAATCGGGGCCAATCGAATGCACCCCTTGCAAACAGAAGTCACTAAACTCTTAGACGGGTTTGACCAACAAAAGACTTTGCAGATTGTAGAAACTGGCGGCGCGTTCACCGAGCCTATCGCGAAGTGGATATCGAACCAACAATCCATGTCCGAGTTCATATCCGTGGATTTGGATTTTCAGAATCAACTTCTTACCCACCGCGAACTGGAAAGGGAAGGAGTGGCTAAGTTTTGCCGCTTCCTGACCCAAGACCACATCCGGTATCTGAGCACCCGAACCTGGGTCGATTGCGTGTTTCTGGACGCGCCCGACCTACAGAGCGGTCTCACGGAATTTCTAATCGCGAGTTCCACCGGCGCGAAAGTAATTGTGATGTCGGACTACCAAACTAAATCCGCACATGCCATCAAACGAGCTAAAGACCTCGGATGGAAGTACGCAGGATTTCGTTCAGATTTTAATATTCTTCGGAGACCGGAGTGAATTTTTACGAAGCCCTTGACCTCGCTAAATCCCGTTCAGACTGCCACCCCTATAACATAGATTATTTGATGGGGGCCGTTTCCCACGTAACGTACATCCGGGGCGACATCGTTGAAATCGGAAGTTACAAATGCGGGGCTTCGATTGCAATGGCGGCATCTGTTCTCTATCACCAGAGAACACCCGGCCCCGTCGAAAAGAAAGTCTACGCCTTTGATACGTTCGGCGGCCTTCCTTACGACGAAGCGGTCGGGTTCGAGAATTTCGCTAACACTGACTGGGAAGAAATAAAAGAAACCGTCAAGCCTTTTGAAATAGTCTTAGTTCGCGGAAAGCACGAAGACACGATTCCGACTTTCCCGCCCCGTCCGCTATCCCTGATTTTCATGGATTCGGACCATTACAGCTCTCACAAAGTTGCGCTTACCCATTTGTGGCCGATGCTATCGCACGAAGGGATCGTAGTATTCCACGACTGGGCTTTCCCCGGAGTTCAGAAAGCTATCGCGGAAACAATTCCTGAGTTGGACATTTTAAGAAGCGGAACTTGTGAATCGTCCCCCAATATGGGGTACATCGTAAAAGTATAATGTGGACTACTGAAAACGCCGCCACCCGAGTCGCGGAACTAGAAAGCATCTTTAAAGTTCGCCCAAACTCTCTCTTATGCACTGATTTAGCTTCGTGCTATTTCACTCTAGGCGAGACTGAAAAAGCCCTGCCCTATGCTCTGAAAGCATGGGAAAAAAACAAAAACCCCGACATCGCTTGTACGCTCGGCCTACTTCTCAAAGATGTTGGCCGCCACGACGAATCCGTAAAAGTCATGGAAGAAGCGTACCACCAGAAACCCGATGATTTTTATATTCGCATGGGTTACGGCGAAGGTTTGCTGAAAGCCGGGTTGTGGAAACAAGCGTGGCCGATTTACGACAACTCGCGGCCCACCCAACTGGGTGCAGCGTGCGAACTACGAATCCCTAACACCGTTAAGGAATGGCAAGGCCAAGATTTGAAATCCGATGAACTTCTTCTCGTCATCAACGAGGGAGGGGCTGGTGATCGAATATCTTACGCTCGATGGTTGCCGGAACTGACCAAACGCGGCGTAAACTGGAAGTTCTATCCCTACGGGGAAATGTTTCCTTTTTTTGAACGGTTGTTCCCGCGCGAGTGTCTGGTTGCGGACGGCGACGACATTCCCGATCCGACTCACTGGACAACGACTTTTGCTTTGCCCGCGAAACTGAACGTCGGGCCTACCGAAATTCCTAAACCGCTGCCACTCACTCCAAGCGCCGAAGCGGTGGCTAAATATAAAATGGAGCGCCCCGACAATCTTCCACTCGTTGGAATTTGTTACGAGGCCGCCGAACAGCATCAAGGCGGAAGGCGTTTTCGCTCTCTGACCGAAGGCCAAGCCATGCGTCTGGTTTGCATGACAGGCGATAAGGTTCACTGGGTGAATTTACAGCACGGTAGAAAAATGCCCGAGCCGGTTTCCAATATTGATTTCCATACATGGGACGACACGGCAGGTCTGATAGCGAACCTGGACGCAGTAGTGACCGTCGATACCGGCACGATGCATCTCGCGGGCGCTATGAATAAACCCATGGCGGTTTTGCTCGCGGCCAACTCCTGCTGGAAGTTTCTTCGCACCGGCAAGAAACTAAAACTTTATCCTTCCGCAACTTTCTATCGGAACAAAGTCCGAGGGTTTGAGGAAGCAATCACCGAACTTGTTTTTGCGATTCGTAACGGAACCGCTTGGTAGTACCCGCCTACACTTCGTAGCCGCAGTAACAAAATCCAACAAATAGTAACAAAGGAAAAAACTCATGTATGTGATCGCCCAAGCTCCAGCCGCTGCCCCTATCACTTTGGCCGCTGGCGCTGCTACTGCTTCTTTTAGCATCATCGCTGGCGAACCCGGCGCGGGAACTCAGGTCAACCTGAACGCCCCCGGTTCTAACCGTTTGAACGGCCAGTCCTTCCGTGTCCGCGCGTCCGGTACCATCGCTTTGGCGGCTGGTACGTATACGGCAGCGGCCACCCCGCTCCAGATTTTCATCAACGCATCGAACACCGCGTCTTTCGCAGCGGCTTCGGGCAACCAGTTGTTCAGCTCAACTTCTTTGGCCGCGTTTACGTGGACCTCGGCGGTTGCTGGCGGAATTGACTGGCAGGTTGAAGGTCTTCTGGTTGGCGACTCTAGCGCCGGTAAGATCGGCGGTCTTGTGATCGGTACGATGACCGACCCGAACGGCGTGGCTACCGTCACGTCGAACGTGGCCAGCATCACCAGCCCGTCCAGCGTTAACTTCGCGTCGGAGCCCCCGCTGCAGTTCACGGTCGGCATCCGCACGGCGGCTGCTAACTTGCTAGCATCGCCGGTTGCGAACCTGACTTCGTTTGTTCTCGAAGCCTAACCAATTAAAAGAGTACCGGTGTAATCCCGGTAGCGTACTCCGAAGGGGCGGCTAAACACCGCCCCGATTCGGTCTAAAGGGGGAACCGTGCCACTAAGCAGAAAACAACTTCGGTGGGCGAATTCTCCATCCGGGGTTAAAGAACTCGGAAAAGAAAAAGTTAAAGAGTGGGATCAAGAAGCCAAGGGTAAAAACTTGCCAGAGAAAGCAACACCCGGTCACATACTCCGCGAAGCGGATTTTCGAGCCAAATCAAAGAAAGCTTAAAATGGACGACAAAAATAAGAGTTTAGTAGATAAAGCAATGGGTGCAGCTAAGAGCGCACCGGCTCCCGCTAAGTCGGAAGCCAAGCCTGAAGTGAAGAAAGCCGTGATGGATAAAGGCGCGGCTGGTCTGGGCGGAAGTAAGAAATCGAAGCACGGAATTCGCTCCACCCACATCGACCACCACACGGATGGCAGCGCCACTGTGAAGCACCAGATGGCTATGCGATCCGACAAAGTTGGTATGGGCGACAACGATGACGACAGCTATGCCGTCAAGAACGTTGACGAACTGGTTTCTCGCCTGAAAGAAAAGTTGGGAGGTTCTTCCGAACCCGCCCCGGCTGCCGCTCCTCCGTCGAGCGCAGCACCAGCCCCAGCAGCCCCTGCTGTAGCAATGCCCTAATAGGGATTCTAATTTGAGGAGACATGGCGTACAACCCGTTTGATTTTGGCAAGCTCTACCAGGAAGCAAAAGGAGCTGCCGAAAAAACGGGTTCTACGGACTGGCTTACCTTCGGCTACAACGACCCGAAAGTTTGGGAAGAAGATTTCCGTAGAGGCCAGCAAGACCTTTATTGGCTGTGTACGGACCTTCTTGGACTGGCACTGGTGGATGAAACCCACCGGCCAATCACGGATGATTTCTTCGTAAAAAAGAACCCGTACATCGAAGCGAAGAACTGGAAAGACGCGGTATCGAAGCAGAGCACATTCAAGAACCGTCTTTTGCTTTATCCGCGCGGCACATTCAAGTCCTCTATCGACATGGCGGACGCAATTCAGTGGATTATCTGTTTCCCGAACATCCGTGTTTTCTACATGACAGCGGAAGAAGGATTGGCTGCTGATTTCGTTCGGCAGACTAAATCCCACTTCCAAGTCGAAGAAGACAAACAGCTATCTCGTTTTCAAATGCTGTACTTTGCCCACTGTGTAGCGGCAAAGAAAAAAGAGTCCGAGTTTGAATTCATGTCTCGGTCTCGTAAAGAGCAACAACCCCAGCCGACTTTGCTCGCCCTGTCGTTAGGCATGAGCACCGCAGGTAAACACGCGGACGTAGGTAAGTTCGATGATTGCGTCAGTAACACGAACTCCGGCCCTAAAGCCAACGAAGAGTCTCGCAAAAAGGTTACGGCGGAAATTAAGCTGGCTCGGCCTATCGTTGATCTTTACGGCTACCGTGATTATGTGGGTACTCCGTATGATATTTCGGATGCATATTCGTCCCTCGAAGAAACAATCGTAGACCTCAAGGTTCTAAAAGAACCCGCGTGGATTCTGAAACCGGGATCCCGCAAAAAGACTCTGGACCAAATCACCGAAGACGATATCGAGAGTTTGCTGTTTGAAAGAGATGGCCACGGTGTCGAGCGCCTGTCTTTCAAAGCTCTAAAAACCGAACTCAACGTAGACGCCTACATTTTCAGTTGCCAGTACCTCATCAATCCGACACTCACGAAGGTTGTGAAGTTCACGGAACAAATGATCCGTGCGGCTATCATTCCACACGAACAGTTTCCGCAACCTGGCACTTACTTCGTCGGAATGGCGTGGGACTTCGCAAAGACGGACAACCCCGACAGCGACCGTTCAGTAGGTGGCATAGGTTTCTTCACCACGAAGGGGCCGATGGCGGGCCGTATGTACGTCGCAGATATTCGCCGTGGCCGATACAGCAAGTCCGACCTACCCCATCAGTTCGCGGGGCTCGCAGCTACATGGCGTCCGCTTGAAAAAATCGGAGTCGAGAAATCACCGGGAGCGGATTTTCTGGAGAACGACATTCTCCGGGCGCTCGCTAAAACCGGCTATCACGACTGTCCGCCGATTGAATGGTTTCCTGTAGACAACCAGCGAGGGGCTAAAAACGCCCGCGCGGAAGGCACAGAAAACCTTTTCCTGAACCAGCAAATCTTCTTCTCGGACAAAATCCCGAAAGAAGTTATGACTGATGTTATCCGCGAGTTCACGCAGTTCAAAGCGGGAACGAATCGCAAGGATGACTCCGTAGACATGATCGGCCATCTCAGCCGGTTCCTGCCAAGGGATATCGCGATTCCGCAAACGGAACAGGAAAAAATCACAGCAGCCTGGGACGTGTTGGCGCAAAAGCAAAGAACCGAGCGCCAGTTCGGACTCCGGGACAACCCGTTGAACGATAGCGGCGAGCATTGGAAAACCGATGGCTACGACCGCCCGAAAGAAATTGTAGTACCCCCGCCCACGCACTGGGAGGGGATTCCGATAGTGAACAGTTACGAAGAAAGCATTCTTGGCGTGTAAAAAAGACGTTTAAAAATGGCGTGTAATTAGCACCCCAGAGGAAAACATGGAACAGCAAGCACAACAGCAAATACCCCAGTTCACGTTGTACGGATTGATCGGATGCCCCCACTGCCAGAGCGCGGAAACATTCTTGCGAGTCCGCAACATACCCGCGCTGCTGATAATTGCAAACGACGATCCCATCGTTCAAGCGGGAATTAAAGAGATAACCAAACAAGACCAATATCCAGTTTTGATTCACAAACCATCAAGGGAAGTTCTCGTAGGGTACAAGCCGGAAGATTATGAACGACTTGCTAAAAATTATTTTAACAGCATTAGCTCAAACGTGGGCAGTCTATTTGGTAGTAACCAGCAGCCTGTCCCTCAAGCTCCAGTCGAAAATAAAACTCCCGCCGCTTCTTAAAGAACTGTTTTCTTGTCCGGTTTGCATAGGGTTTTGGATCGCGCTCCTGATGTGTAAAGGGCGTCCGATGGACACACTTGCAGTCGGTTTTGTAGGCAGCGTTTTTTACGAACTGAAACAAAAGTTCGCACCCTGCACTCAGTGCCAGAACAAAGTCAACACATCTGAATGGAAGATAAAGTAAGCAATGGCGAACAATTTTGTATCCAACCCCATCAAGATAGATACGGTTTTTTCCACCTCCACAAACGTCAACGGTGGCCAAGAAATCGCTATAGATGAAGTTTATTGGTTCAACCCTACCAACGTCGGGGACAGTTTCAGCCTCGATTTAGGGGACGGAACCCAAGTTCTGCGAACAGGGCGCTGCGAAGTAGCTAGCCAATCCCAACTCTTTCAAGGCTATGGCCGCAGAGTGACGGCACTCCAGGTTCCGACACTGACCACCGGCGTTCTGTATATCTACTGGCACTAAGACAAACAGATAAATGCCAACCCCGTTTAGTCAGACAATCGTTCGCGATACGTTCACCCGAGCTAACTCAGGAACTCTTGGTGCAAGTTGGACTGCGCTAAGTGATGCCACAGATACCCAGGTTCTCGGGATTACCAGTAACGCGGCTCAACCTCAAGTAACAGGCGGGCGGGCTGCATCCTTCTGGAACGCTAGCACTTTTCAAGCGAATCAATATTCCCAAGTTATTGTCAGCGGCAGTGCAACCGGCACAAATACGCACCTCGGCGGTCCCATAGTGCGGGCATCTGCTGGCGGGAATTATTATCTGTTTACGTGGAATGAATTAAATGGTGGTTCAGACCTACAAATAGCAAAAGTCGTCTCAGGAGTTTTTACTAGTCTCAACTTTACGTCTAACGGCCCTGCTGTATTGGGTTCGCTACTCCGCTTAGAAATAGTAGGTACGCAGCTTAACGCCTATATTGATGGAAACTTAGTCCTTAGTGCTTCCGATTCAAGTCTGTCTTCCGGAGCCCCTGGTATTACTGGTTTCATGGCAGCGGCGTCCCCCACTTTCTTTATGACCAATTGGGAGGGGGGAAATCTTCTTTGGACCCGCCAAGGGACAGTAATCCCTATCGGAGCGAATGGGGGAACTGAAGAACCGTCAGTTATTTATGAGTCGAACCCCAAAATCCTCTCTCCGAACGCTGACGGTAAGATTTGGAAGATGTGGTTCACGAGTGGATGGAACCCCGGCACGATTAACATTTTCTATGCCGAATCGAACGACGGAATAACTTGGACTCAGTATAGTGGAAATCCGGTTCTCACGGACGGTGCGAACGCCCCATCTCATGGATACGTCACGCACATTGGAAACACATACTATGCCTTTATGGGCGATGCGTTTACTTTCTCGCTTGGGTTCAGTCGATGGACTTCTTCAGACGGCCTAACGTGGGCCAAAACAAATTCTGGCGTGCTACTTCCCGGTTCAGCGGGCACTTGGGATGATATGGGTCTTTTTAATCCGGTAGTTTGGGATGCGGGCGGTGGAACATGGAATATGCTCTACACCGGGCGAACCACAACAGGATCGCAGCTTTACGCTGTTGGGCTAGCTACGTCTACCAACCTCGGGGTGACATGGACTAAGTATGTGAGTAATCCCGTGATTCCTGCAGGTCCCGCCCCCGCGAACGGTAAGATCGTGGTGAAGAATGGCAGCCAGTACTATATGTGGGGTTTTACAGCCACCGCCTCCGCTATTCTTCCTACAGACCATGCTTTGTATACATCGCCTGACCTTCATACCTGGACGGCCTGTGCTAAAAATCCAGTCTATGAGCGGGTTTTGCTGAACGAGGGCACTAACCTAGCTACGGGCCAAGTAGCTGATCCAGTAATGATTGAGCTAAATGGCACAACGTATCTTTTTTACGACACGATCACCACGCAAGCCGCTGGTAAAATTCACATCAACCTCGCTACCGCCCCTTTCACAATCCTACAGGTAATGGGGATGGTGCTCGGCAGCTCCATCATTGCCGGAAACGTTGGTGTAGCGGGAGTGACCGTAAGCTACTCTGGCGCAGCGTCCGGTTCGGTAACATCCGACGTTAACGGTAACTACACGATCCCGATTTTGACAAACGGTAGCTACACCATCACACCTACACTTGGCGGATTCGCCTTTACCCCGACCAGCTCAAACCAAACTCCGAGCGGAACCGATATTACCGGCGTAAATTTTACATCATTATCTCTGAGTAACTGGATAAGCAGATACCGGAAATTTGTGAATAAACGATAAATGGCCCACGTCACTCCCGATCCAGTAAATCCGAATCAAAAACCGGATGTTAAAGAGTTTAAGAGTCCCGCTGAAGTAACGAATGCGGGCGCTCTCCAGCTCTGCGTAAACGACACACTCGCTACCGAGAGCTGGCTGCAGTCAAACTACTGGTCGCTGCGGTGGCGTGAAGCCGACAACCTGTATCAATCCCCGCCCTCGATTACTATGTGGGAAGGGACAACTGTTCCGCGTTCTAATGTGAACCGGTTCGTAGTGGCGGAAACCGTAAACTCCATTCATCCCCAAATTATGAATGGGTTGTTTTACGAGACCCCGCCGTTTATTCTGCGGCCCCGCCCGTCCATCACAGAAAACGTTGGCCGCGCGATTAAATCGCTCATCTCCATTGAACTGGATGAGATGGGGTTGCGTCAGGAAACCGACTGGGGACTTTTCTCCGCTCTGAACTTCGGCACCGGAATCTGGAAATGGGGTTTTGAAAGTTTTGTCAAAAAAGAGACGAAATATGAACCGTTGGAGGCGGGGGTTAAGATTGCCCCGCTGCCCGTCCCTGGAGCCCAACCCACGGTTATCGAAACCGAAAATTCCCAAACGTACAAAAAAGTAGAAAAAGACCGTCAGGTTCATCGGCCAACGTTTGAAGCGAAAGACAACCGCTACGTACTGGTCGATCCTGGTCTGAAAGTTCCGGACATCCGGAAAGCGAAATTCGTAATTGATAAGATGTATTTGACGTACAAAGACCTTATCAAATTAAAAGATGAAGAATACGTAGACGTAGTTAATGGCAAGCAGACTTTAAAGAAACGCTACGACCTTCCAGACGAAAAAACCATTCGTTCGTGGTTTGAAAAACCGCAGGAACAAGCAACTGTCGGCGGCGCTACGGAAATGCTCGGAGCGCAGGGTACACAAGTACACCACGCTAAACCACAATTTGAAGCGTCCACCGCCGATCCCCTGGATGAACCATTAGAAGTTCTTGAACGCTGGGACAACGACAAAGTAATTACCGTTCTCCAGCGCGTCAAAGTGATCCGTAATGAGCCCAACGAATTCGGCTGCATCCCGTTCCTCAGTGTTAACTGGTGGAACATACCTAACGCTTTTTGGGGTCTGGGCCTTGGTCGTGTTATCGGGGTCGAACAACGTGTTCAGGCGGGACTTATCAATGCCTGCCTCGACTTGGCTTCTCTTATTGTCAATCCTATGTTCGTTCGTTCTCGCGGCGCTAACGTCGCGGAACAGCAAATCCGCCAGCGTATCGGCGGAATCATCGCGGTTGACGGTGACACCACAAAAGCCCTGACTTTGCTGCAGCAACCCAGCATTCCTGCGGAAGTCGTCCAGCAGATCGCTCTGTCTCAGTCCCGCGTGGAAATGACATCAGGCGCGAACCAGCAACTCACTATGGGCGCGTCCACTACTCGTGGCGGCGCGATGCGTACCGGCACCGGAGCAGCGGGCGTCATTCAAGCCACTATGAACCGCATCGGTGGTTTCGCGGAAGCATTCGTCCGCCAGGTTTACGAACCGCTGATTTACACGCTTCACAAACTGAACAAAGAGAAGATGCCTATTGCTTACATCAAGCAAATACTAGGCGAACACTTCGGTAAAGAATACGAACAGTTTGAAGCCGGGAATTTCCTGAACTCGCCCGCCGAGTTTGAAGTATTGGCCGGGTCACATTTGGCCGCGAAGTCTCAGATGGCGCAATCGCTGTTTATGATGCTCCAGTTATTTGAGAACAAGCCTTTGATGGACCAGCTCAACAACGTGAACCACAAGAAGGTGGACATAGAGGAATTATTTCATATGGTCCACGATATTTCTGGGTGGAAAAACTACTACAGCATTATTAAGGACATGGACCCGTCCGAAATTCAAAGAATGGAACAAAACTCTCCCATGGCGCAGTTACAGGCCAAGGCTCAAATACAGTCTCAACAGGACGACAAGAAGTTCGATCAAAGTCAACAACTGGTGGACCAAGAAAATGAGGCCAGAGCCGTCAGGGACATATTCAGAGTAATCGCGGAGAAATCCGCCGAACCCGAAGCCCTCCTTGGGGCAGCCGCTCCGTCGATGGGCCTCGGTTCCGGCCAGATGGTTGGATAAGTGAACCACCCGTGCTTCCTTCGGGACGCTTGGACTAACTGTCTGATCTACCTTTGCTCTCGTTGCGGATGTTGCTACGCCTGTGAGCACAAATCCTTCTATTCGGAAAAAGACTCCGCTTGGAAATGGCGGTGTGCAGATGGCCAAGTCCGTCCGGTGATTTTTGATTGCAGGATGAAATAAGGAGTACTTCACAAAGTGAACGGATCGGAAGCATTCAACCGCCCCCAACAGATCGACCCCCGCTTGATGTACGGCACCCCCGGCGAACTAAACGACGCGGAGAAGATGGACCTCATGGCGGGGGATGGAACTCCCTACGCCCGAGCGATTGACAAGTTGATGAAACTGGAAATCGTCAAAGCCCGGAACGCCGCCATGGAAAGTGACCCCGCCGACAGGAATAAACAAGCAACCCTGATGACGGTCGCCCACGCCATGAATGCGTTCTATGAGAACATTCGCGGCCAAGTTCTTTTGGAGAAAACCAGTCATCTCGCGGACGTGAAACTCCGCGCCGCTCAAGAAGAAATGCAAGATCAACAAAAGGTCGAGGAAATCATCCTCTCCCAAAGATAACGAAACAAACAGAACCCACCGCGTCATTAACGCGAAGGAGCAAGTATGTCCGAAGTAGCAACAGCCCCGAAATCCAAGTATTGGAACGAAGATAAAAAGAAATTTGTAATTAGTACCCAGCTAACCGACGCCAGCGGTTTAGCTGTCGGCCCTTTGCAGCATTTTGAAGCCGACACTATCGAAGAACTCCTGGAAAAGAAAGACGCTGCCCACAGAAACGCGGCGGTGAAACTTTACGAAACCCGCCGAGCCGCAAAGCTCGGGGACATGCTGGAACCCGAACCCGAGGAAGAACCGCTCTATTCCTACGAGGAGCGCCAGCTTACCGCTGACGAACGGCTACGCATCGACAAACTTTTGAGAGACCCAGCGACCGCCGCAGAAGGGCATCGGCTACTTCTCGAAGCCCAACTCGGAGCGCCGCTGGAAGATGTCCGCAAGAATCTTCGCGAACAGACCATCAACAAACGAGTGGACGCTATCCAGCGAGCGGTGGCTACGTTTAAGTCCACCACCCCGGAATACGTAGAGTGCGATACCAACCGTGAGGCCATCGAAAAATGGATGGAAAAGAACAAACGGCGCTGGACCGCACAAAATTTGAGATTAGCTTTTGAAGACCTGTCCGCTGACGGACTGTTAGTGGTCCAGGCTTCAAGAGCGGAAACCCCAGTATCAACGGCTACCCCCGTAGCCGCCGCACCTGCTTCGGTTCAGACGATCTCTGAACCGGTGACAACTTCGGCCCCGGCGATCCCGAGCGAGCCTACAGAAGTGCGACCCCAGCAATCGTCATCTGGATTAGGACGTGGAAGCTCCAGCGCAACACCTGGAGTCCAAGCACCTAAGACCAGTGGGATTACTATAAGAGATATCAATAAAATGAACGCGGCAGAGTACGAGAAGTTTATCCTTGATCCGGAAAATCGGAAAAAGGTGGAAGAACTCTACGCGAAGAAAAAGTAATTGACATCTCGGATCGTACAGTTTGTTTTTGAAAGTAGTAACAAATGGCCGGATTTAATCCAGCATCTAACACTACTTCCAACTTGCCTCAGTCACGAGTTATTTACTACGACAAACGCTTCATTGAGAACTTGAAAGCTCAAACGCCTTTCGTGCGTTGCGCCGAACGTCGTGAATTGCCGATGAATTCCGGCAACCAGTTGGAACTTTTTATGTACAACACTTTTGGCGCGAATACCGCCCAAGTGTCTGAAGGAACGGTGCCTACGGGCATCAGCGCGTCGGTCGGAACCACGACTGCCACTATCGGGGAATATGCCGATTACGCGAACTTCAGTTCTCTTTCTCTCGCTACCGCCATCGACCCCGTGGTCGAAAACGTCGGTCGCGAACTTTCGTATCGCCTTGGACAGTCTCTGTCCGCGATCACCCGTGCGGTTGCTGACGGCGCTTCCAGCGTTGACAGTTCCGTGTCGGTTAAGATCACCGGTGGTACCTCGTTGGCTCTCGCCAACATTCGCGCTCAGGTCCAGTCTTTGGCTGGCCGCGCAGTGCAGCCCTTCAACGAAGCGGAAGCACTTTTTGCCGGAGTTGTACACCCGTTCGCCGTTGGCGACCTTCTGAACGATTCCAGCAACAACTCAGCAATCGACGTACTGAAGCACACCGTGCCTGGGCTCCAGCGCATGGATGATTTGGTCTCGGTTGATCTCGCGGACACGCTGGAGTTCCCGGCGTCTGGTGTCGCGTTCTTCCAGTCGAACTTGGTTACGCTGACGACCGCGTATCAGGGTTCGGCGGCTTCGGTAGTTGCTTACCGGACCTACATTTTCGGTAAAGACGGTGTGATCGCGATTCGCCTCGGCGGACGTGGTGACAACGCTATCGAAGATGGAAACTGGCGGAATATCGAATGTAACATCGTGCAGAACGCTCCTCTGAGCGTTGCCGATCCTTCCGGCCTCATCCCCGGTTGGACCAGCTACCGTGTGCATTACACGGCTTCTCTGCCTCCCGATACAACGATAAACTAAACCCTGTCGTTGAAAAATTCTCTCTGATTGACTCGAAACCTGAAACGGCAACGAGGCGCAAGCGAAAGCAGCGTGAACGACTAAGCGAGAGAACGAGCGAAAGCTTGATGCAATAGTCTGAACTCACGGGAAGAAAACCGTGAGAGGTAAGCAGAAATGACTTGCCCTAGTGAAAACTAGTAACAACCTTGGCGGTTGCGTTACATTGACGCTACGAGTGCGATCTCGTAACTGATTAACCCAGAATTGTCTGGACAACCCGTGACGGGGAGGGGTTTCTAGGACCTCTCCCTACTACGGCTTAAAGTAATCTACTACAGCCTTACATGCTTTAAAAAATTCTTCAGGTGACTTATCCAATTTCATTTTGTTATGCACCCCGCAGGCGGGGACGCAATTCTCTAGCGTATACCCTTTGGAGCTATCAAGGCGATCTACGCCGTTGTATTGATACGGAGTGCCGTAAGTCTTCCCACCGTTATGCTTTCTGGTCAGAGTCTGACAAGGCGGAATTCCGCAATAATAGCAATTTCCTTTTGTCAAAGTTTTAAACTGCTCCAGCGTTAAGTCAAACGGGCGTTCACCTTTCGCCATCTGTTTATAGGTATTCATCAGTTGCCGAACCGCTCCTTCTCCGGGCGCAAGTTGGCACTGTTCTTTGAGAATCCGGGCTCGATTGCACCCACAGTTAGTGGACTTGTTGCGGCGAATAAAAGACCCTTTAACCCTCTTTTCTCGTCCACAGCGCAGGCAAACACAAAACCAGTAGGCGTCCATAGACCCATTACTCGGGGCGCGACGAACTACGAACCAATCATTGTGAATTTGGTACTGCAAATTGTATTTCGGGTCCATTAAATGTCCTTACTAGATACAACTAATAATACCATCAAATCATTGTAGTGTCAAGTCCTTTTAGGAGCCTTGAATTGTCAAGCCTCAAATACACAAATAGATGCATTTATTGCGGCACTGGAATTCCCAGTGATATCGGTCTGCGGTGCGCTAAATGCGATGCAATTCAAGTCGCTAAAAAAGGGCATCAGTACCAAGGCTCTAAGAATCGCATAGCCGACTATGACCGCGAGTTCAGTTACGACCAAGACACGATTGAACCTGAAGTAGCAAAAATAATGAATCAGGCTGAAGAAAGAAATCTCAGCCAATCCTCGCAACACGCGAAAGAAGAGTTTCTTCGCCTCTACGAACAGAACGTAGATTCCCGGAAACAGTTCCGCTGGGCGAACCAGGAAGAGTTACAGACGAAACGTGAAGGCCGAATCCTTCACATGAACGAATTCATGCGCCTGCTTCAATTGGCGCTGCCATCCGGATCGCGAGCCTGGTACACGGATAAGGGCGGCATGGCGAACACCCTTGGTTTGTATGTGAACCACACGGGGTTTTTTCCCGCATGTACGCATGAACGCGGCACGCCACATTACGTTGGATTTGTCCAGGTTCCTTTGATGCAGGAATTCGAGGAACTTCATTTTGACCGCTACAACGTGCCGCTCGGTTCCAAACGCCGGGGGTGGCGCACGGTTTTGCTGAAACTTATTGAGTCAGGAATTCTGACCGAAAGCGCGGCGCATTCCGCATTCGGAGCCCCTGAACCAAACGTATTTAGCAGACGTTATTACGAGTACTTGAAGTTTATAAGAACTCGACCCACTGAAGTACAACAAGTAGATACCACCCCGCAATTAACGGGAAAAGGAAAATAGAATGGCTAAAGATACACCCAAGTCCGAATTCGATAATACCGAGACACTGGATACATTTTCTAAAGGTCTCGAAACTAAAACCAACGCACAGTTGGCCGATGATTTGCTCACTCTCGAACGTGAAGAGAAAATGCTTGATTTGGAAATCAAGCGGGAGCAGGTAGCAAGCATTAAAGCAAAGCGTTCCGCCAAGCTGGACGAGGCCCGTGCGAAGAACCTCGCGACGAGACAGTTCCTGGCACAGCGCGAAGCTATCCAGAAGAATTGCAACCACCGTAAGGGTGGGATCGGTGCGGAATCCGTGATGCGCGGACAGGGAACTGACGCTATGTACGCGGTATTCAAGCACAAGCTGCCGAATGGCCGCTACTTCGTGCTCTGCAGCCGTTGCGGGAAAGAATGGCACCCCGGATTCCCGATGCTCGGTGAAAAAGAGACCCCCGGCTACCAGGAAGCAATCAACTTCCCTACGGACAATTCTCCGTCAGGGTCTTCGACGTTTCTGTTTGAACGCGCGGATGCCTATACCGAACGGAGCGCCTAAAGGGAATCGTTATGTCTAAATCCGTCAAAGAAATGACCGCTTCTGAATATAAAGAGTGGTTGTACAACAACCCCGACGAAGCTAAGAAACTAGATGAAGCCACGTCCCCGAAGGTAGCCACCCCTTCGGGACTCTGGCGAAATGGCGTGTGGGTCAACTTGGAGCCGAAACAAGAGTAGTTCACTTGTGAAGTACTATACGCCCGCTTTCTTGTGAATCCCGCGCGTATTGTGCCCAGCACCTCGGTGCCCACTATTTCCGTTCGACAGAGACGGTGATGATATCGCTTTAATTTGGGATTGGCAGGCAGGACACCGTTTGTCGCTCTCGTGCGGAAGGCGGGCGAACTCTTTTCCGCAAATGACACATTTGTACTTTTTTAGCAGCGCATCTAACGTCTGCTGAAGTCTACTCAGTTTCTGCTCAAAGGACGCGACCCGTGCATCAAGGGCAGATACCTGAGCTGAGATTTGATCGTTACGGACCCGTGTGCGTTTGAACCACCCAAACATAGGAAAAATAGAGTATCACAAATACGCGAAAAATGCAATTAGCATACCGCATACCCCCAAATCGTGCCCAAGCAGGGACCCGAGCCGCTAAATGGATCAATCCGGATAAGAACGAAATCCTGATACCTAATGCGGAAGCGGCCTATGCCCAAATACAGGCACTTGAAAAAGCCCTGAAACCGGGGATTTCTAAAAATCGTCGCGCAGAGCTATTAATAGCCCGTGCAATGATTTTTGAGGCTCTTGGTACCCCCGCGATGCTAAAAGCCGCCCAGCAAGCCTGGGATTGCACTAAAACGGCAATTACAGCGCATCTGATGGCCGTTGCATACCACCACCTAGGGGACATACCCAAAGCGTGTGATTTTTACTACAAAGCGCACGCCTATCCCCATGAGGCGGGATTCAGCATCGACTTAGCCTACACCCAAGCCCTTCTTTTCGATGGCCGGTGGACCGAGGCCCATAAAGAAACCCTGAAACTCAAAAAGCGCATGGTTTACGCGGCATACCTGCCGGAATGGGACCGGAAACCGTGCAAGGAACTCTCACTCATCAGTGAGGGTGGGTACGGGGATTTGATTCATACGGGTCGCTGGATTCCCATTCTGAACCAGATGGTTGAAAAATTAACCATCTACCTGCCGCCTTACTTTTTCCAGAGCGGGTTCGTGGATATGTTCCGCCGCCAGAAATGGTGCCCGGAGATTCGTTTACTAACTGAAGTACCGCAAAAAGTTCCCGCAGTCGGATTTTTTGACCTGCCCGCCGTGTTCAACGTGCAACCGGATAACATTCCGGAACCGCTAACGTTTGAACCGGATCCCGAGCGAGTGGAGTACTTCAAAAAATACATTAATGCGCCGGAAACTCGTACCCAGCCTTATGTTGGAATTTGCTGGGGCGCTCGGGCGATGGAAACGCCGCTTGTTGCAGCCGGGATTTATCGGACTTTAACCGAAAAACAGACCGAACAAATTCTCGCATCCGGTTTTGGTACCGCGAAGTTTGTCAAACTACAAAAAGAAGGTCTGGACGAACTCCTCTTTCCCATGATTCGGCCCGTAATTTCTTCTTGGGACGACACGGCGGCCATAATTAAAAATTTGGATTTCGTGATTACAGTGGATACCGCTGTTGCCCATTTAGCCGCGTCTATGGGAAAAGAAACGTGGGTAGTCTTATCCGGGGCGCTGGACTGGAAGTTCGGACTGAGTGAGTTCACCTGTCCCTGGTACCCAACTATGCGATTGTTCAAAAATAATGGATTCGGATTCAACCAAGCCGTGTCCAATCTTTGTTCGGCGTTGACGAAACGGGAAGGTATTAAGGTATCTTCGGGTGAAGGCACTTTGTAAATAAGCGTGTTTTTCGATTACCGAAATCACGTTTCGATTGCAGTTATCACAAAGTAGTCCACGTACACACTCCCGGCATCCTTTGCAGTGCGCGTGGTCGTGATCTACAGCCAAACGCTTTACCTCCCGAGGGGTGATTTTACAAACAGCGCACACTCCATTTTGGTTTGCAAGTAGACGATCATACTCCTTGAGAGTGATTCCGAATAAATAGCGCAACGCAGAATCTTTAACTTTGTCAGGGTTGTTCTTTTTCCACTGCATTCCGTTTGCATTGTGCCGGTCGGGATTGTCCTTTGCCCACTTAGCGACACGCGATTTATGACAATCGGGGCATCGACTTGAACGGTGGCCCCGTTCTTTATAAAAAGCCATCTCTGGCAGCACCTTACCACATTTAGTACACGCTTTTGTCTGTTCATTCATAATAGACATATTATACCATATTTTCCATGGTTTGTCAAGTGATAAATGCCTAATAGTTCTACCACAGTCGGCAGTATTGTTTCATATAGCAAAACCTTTCCAGACATTTCAGATGTAGTCCAGTCCACTTCTGCGGGAAATTCTTTGCAACCGGCTCTGACCATCGCTTGCGATGTGATGACCGAAATCATCAAGCAAAATTTCAACTGGAAGTTCAACCGCATGGTTCCGGGAAACCAGTTTCCGTATTTCTATACGAACGGGTTTCAGCAGGACTACGCGATTCCGGGATTAGTGAACCTTGGCTGGATCGAGCACGGCGAACTCGTTGATATCAACAACACGGCGATTCCCAAACCGGTGTGGCCTCTCGAAGTCGTTCGCGATCTTCCACGCACATCCACGCAATACGGGCGTCCGGGACAAGTTTGCTGGTATCCAAACGATCAGCTTTATTACGCTACATGGGGCGCGGCCAACACAGGAAATTCGACTATCGGTCTGAACCCCGGCCCGAACATGGTCATAGGCCCGCTGCTTGGCGTATACGCTGCACCCATCAATCCTATTCTGCAGGTGCAAGACGCCTTCGGAAATCTCTGGGTTGTGACGACTTTCGGGACTACGGGTAACTCCAACCCCTTCTCTTCAAACCTGAACCCCACCTATCCCACCGCGCAGAACCCAAACCAAACCGCAACTACAGTTACAGACGGCACTGTCGTATGGACTGCGGTAAATCCCAAAGGCATGGGCATTCGCTGCTCACCTACACCCCCGCAAACCGGAATTGTGTATCAGTTTTCACTTACCGGCCAATGGCGAGCGTTTTCATTTACAGCGCAGAATGGCGCTCCGGGCGGGCCGTTCACCCAGTTCCAGCAAACCATCGAACCCATTCCCGACGATTTCGCGAAATATTTCCGCGACGGGTTTATCGCGTTAGCCTACGCCCACGCTCCGGACCCACGTAAACGCGCGAAATATCAGGATATGTACAACAACTGGATGAAATCCCTAAACGATGCCCGCCAACAAGCGGATCGCGAACGGGAAAACGCCGGGTTCTACCCGAGCAATCCAACTCTCAGCGCAGGCGGCCTAACTTGGGTCGGTCCCGCATACCCATGGCCCAACTAAGCGTCCACTTCACAAGTGAACAGGTCACGTACCAACAGCCACCGCCCGCTGGTTCAGTTAGTGAAGCGATCCCGAACCAGACGTTGCAAAACGTGGTGTTTGTACTTTCTTCCGAACTGGATAATCCGGGGACGGTTCCGCCAGCAACTCCAGACAGCTTTCCCCGAGTGGCCGACGTGTATAGCGTGAATCCCAATCTTAGTCAGTTCTTTCCGATCAACGCGCCGCCAGCCCCATGAGCAAATTAAACCAGACCATCAACTCAACAGTGGCTACCGCTCCACAGAGTCCGACTCCCGGCGATTTGTATGACTGGAGTAAGTTTTATGGCGTGCCCGCACAAACCGTGCCGGTAGTTTCTTCCGTGATCGTGAATCCTAACCCAAGTCCCTATCCACCTCTTCCGTGATTTTCTTTACTAAATATCCGTCACGGGGCCAATCCATTACGTACAGCATGAGAATATCTTGTTCATCGCAAAACCTTCCGACGCCCCAATGCAGCTCGCCGTGGGACGTGTAATGGTAGTTGCTGTAGTAGGCGTGATTGTAGACGGACAGTCCAATCGGCATATCGTCGGGCAAATTTTGCAGGACTTGTTTTAATTTTCCCACAGTGAACATAAAAGTCTCCTATGACCTTACACATAGAAATAGACGCCCAGAAACTAAACCCGCAGCCGAATCCAACCCCGGTCATTCCAGCCAACGGGGTTTCAACCGCGCCGTTTGTTGAATCCTCAGTTTTGGACAATCCGGGAGTTTCGCCTGTACCTGTTTTGGGTTCATCTGTACCCGTTCCGGGTACGCAAGACCCAGCGTTCATCATTACGACAGCGGACGCCCGAGCAACCTACCAATGGCCGGATGGGTCGTGGCGGCAATACCCCGTGAATTTACAAAGTGAAAATCTAGCTTACGGAACCGGGCCGCTTTACCAGAACGCCGGTGGATTTGGCGGACCAGTTAACAACCCCGGAACGAACCAGTCCAGCCCGTTCAATCCAGCAGTGGCGCAGCATTGACCGTACCGGAAGAAAGAACTTTATCCAGGGCCGCAATCGTTACGGTTCTGATTGCATCTTTATTAACCATCTCTGCTAAATAAGGACTCTCTAGCACTAATAAAGTTGTAGGAAGATTCTGAAGAAACATCATCGCATCCGTTTTCCGTTCAAAAACCGGTTCCATTTTATCTCCTTAGCATTTTAGCCATCAAACAAGTATACCTAATAAATGAACAAATGTCAACTACTTTAACTGGAACTCAAAAGACCCTGCAAAGCGCCGAGAATTTAATCCCGCTTCCGGTAACTGGCCCCACCGCTCAGATTTTTTCCGAGGGCGATTCCGTAACCCAACTCCAGACCGTAGTTACATCCCTGATTTACCAAAGCAATTCCGTGAGCGTGACGGACGGAACGACCGCCGATTCACAAGTGAACTACGTAGGAAGCAATGGCGGCACACCAATGTTCGCAATCAAAAACCCCAATGGCGCAACACCGCCGAATTTAAATAGCCAGTTAGAAGCACCCGCAATTCCAGCAACCACAAACGAAGGTTTCAATACGAACGGAACAATCCGTCAAGGACTTATCGGCGCACTATGAGCAACGTCATTTTCCACTTGGTTCGGCACGGCAGAACCGCAGGCAACGAAAAAAACACCTATCGTGGCTGGTCGAATGAAGATTTCGCTCAACTTGACGAGAACGGAAAACAGGACGCTAAAGACGCTGGAATCTACCTTAAAGGGTTGGGTGTAGAAGCACCCGTCATCATCGCAGATGACCTTTCCCGAATCCAAGAAACCGCCAAGATTATCGCGGACATTTTAGGCACGAAAGAAATCATCACCGACAAACGGCTCCGGCCCGTAGACGTGGGCGATTACACCGGTAAGAGCAAAACCGCTTATCCGCTGGATGATTTTATGGACCACCCCGAGAAGAAGATTCCGGGCGGCGAATCCCTGAACACATTCAACAAACGCCAAGCCAAGGTTTTCGCGGACATCACAGAAGCCATCCCCACGGTTCGGAAACAACTCGGCAAACCCGTCGCGTTCGTAGTGATTGGCCACGGTTCCAACACTTCGTTTCTGTATCACTATGTGAACAAAGGCGGAAAAGAGGTCGGCTACGAGGGCATGACTGAACCCGGTGGAATTATGACTTTCACGAAGTCCGGGATCGAGCCGATTTTTAAAAAGCGCGACAAAGAAAAAAAGAAAGTCGCGTTGTATCCCGCCGATCACATAGCCGCCATGCCTGTTCCAAAAGGCGGTTCAAGTTGCTCGAAATGCGAATATCTCGGCAAAGATAAAAAAACCTGCACCCAGAAAGATTTCATCGCCTGGGAAGGACCTAACAAACCTGCTGGGTCTGACGTAATTCCCGAGCCGATAGACGAATTCTGCTCAGATTGGTTCGACTGGGACGGAAGAAAAGAAGAATCCAAGAAGGATAACTAGTGGCTACCACCATCACGGTAGGGCAAACCGTCTCCTACGCACAAACGTATACCGGATATCGCGCCCTGACAGTAGGTACAAACTCCGACCCCGCCGTTTCCGCTGCGAATATCATCCTTCAAACCATCATCGGCCCGCCCTTTATTTTCAACTGGAATCGTAGTTCCATCCCCCTTACAACTGCGGCAGGAACTCAAGATTACGCTACCGCCGTTGCATCGTTCGGATATATCGAAAAAGCCAGCTATAAAATTCCTTCAGCCACGATTACCAACACAGTAGCCGCAAACGGAGTCGCGACCTACACAGCAACCAACACTTTTCGTCAAGGCGACCTAGTAACCGTAACCGGTACAACCAATGGCGGCGGGGTGTTCAACATTTCAAACCTCACGGTCAATTCCGCGACCAGTTCCCAGTTCACGGTGGTTTTGAACCAAACAGTGGGCAGCGCGGGAGACACCGGCACTGCGGTAGTTGGCACCACGACAGAAATTTCGGAAGTTCTGAGCGTCATCGGCACCGGCAGCGAACTAGGATCGCCCGCTAAAATTTCAGCCCAGATAGACGACAACGCGGGAAACATTACCTTCCGGTTGCTGCCGATTCCGGATCGCGTTTACACCGTCGAAGTGATTTTCCAAAAACGCCCACCCGCCCTAATCACCGCGACCTCTAACACATGGGCACCCATCCCCGACCACTATTCCTACATTTACCAGTGGGGATTCCTCGCTCTGATGATGGCCTATAACAACGATGGCCGCTGGCTCGCTGCGAGTCAGAAATTCGTGTCAAGTCTTCTAGGCGTAGCGGAAGGTCTCACGGATTCTCAGAAAAACATTTTCCAGACGGCATGGCTGAACACCATGACTGAGCAGCAAACCGTCAACCTGAAGTCCTCGCAGGGTGTGCAGGAGAGACAAGCACTGTAATGACTACCGCTCTCCAGTCCGCAGGCGCGACCGACGAGAAACAATCAAAATGGGCTCCGATTTTTACGAACCGGTTTTGGCTGGGTCTGGTCACGAACAGAAATCCGCTGCGGTCGCCTACCGGAATCATTTACGAGCGGTATTACCAGCTCGGCGCAACGGATGCGATCTTGGCTGGCCAGAACGTCGAGATATCCGCGCGTCTGACTTTATGCCGCCGCCCCGGAAACACAGCCGGTTTGTCGCCTTATATCTCATCTTCAAACATTCCCGATGTACCGGATGCGTTCTATTCCTTCCATGAAATCGGCGGAACAATTCGGGTTTTTGTCGATACCCCGACAGCCCCGTATCTGATTGGTGGGTACGCCAGCGGCGTAGGAACTTCTTCGCAGGGCGTGATTCCGATCTTCACCAAGGTCGGCGCGGTGACGCAGACCTTCTTTCAGGGAGTCGGCCAATCGCTTTATTTCAGCGATACCGTGGAGCAACAGAAGTGGTTGGACTTTGGTTCGGGAAATCCCGGCAACAGTTTTTCCACCATCACAGGCACCGCCCTCACTGGCAACGTAGTTACGATCACCGCCGTAAACAATCTCGCTGTCGGCCAAACTGTGGTGATTTCCCAAACCACGAATGGTAGCGGAGTCCTGAACGGCACCTACGTAATCACTCAGGCGAACACGTCGCAATTTCAGTACAACCTGACGCACGGCAACGTCGCATTCGCATCCGACACCGGTTTTGCAAACGCCACATGGGAGTGGCAGATAGCCGCCCCGACATTCGCCCCGACGTTGAATATCGTGGCGTCGGGCGCTGCGGCTGTGGTGTGGCAGGCCAACACCGTGTATTCCACGATGGGTCTGATTCACGACAGCGTGACCGGAACCGCGCAACAGCTTATCTCTGTAAATGCTCTGGGCGGGAACACAACCCAGTATGGCACCAGCGGAAACGGCGAACCCCCGTGGAACCAAACTCCGGGCGGCACGACTGCCGACAATACAGGCGGCGGCACCATCACCTGGACGAACTGGGGACCAGTCGCAAGCTGGGGTGCGGGAAAAACTTTCAATAACAACGCGATTGGCGGCACGCTGGTCAACCCTGCCGTAATTTTTGACCCGACCACCGGGCACCTCCAAGGTAACGGAGCACCCGGTAACGCGCAGGGTACGACCACCGGCACGTATCCCCACTTCACAGGCGTCATCGGCAGCAATGTCTGGGACGGAACGGTGAAATGGTACGACCTTGGACCTCCGGGAAGATGGCAGCCAAGTCATAGCTATCCGGCGTATCTGAACAACAACCCGACGCTGGCATCGCACGCCATCGTTGAACCGATTCTGCCCTCCAACGGAAACACGCAAACAGTTTTCCTGCAAATCTCTGGCGGCGGAACTTCGGGTGCTGGTTATGCTCCGGCTTTCCAAACCACTGCGGGATCCCAAGTTTCAGACAACCAGCTCATCTGGATTTCTCAGGGTTCGGATACTTGGGCTGCGCTGCAAAATTACACCGCGTGGTCAGGTACGCAAGCCGTTTTTGGAGTGGTGAAAGACCCGAACGGCAACATGCAGGTTTGCACCACGACCGGAACTACGGGAACCACGCAACCGGTTGCTCAGTGGATTGCAGGCCATGTCTACGCGCTGAACGCAACCATCGGAGACACCAACGGGTACGTTCAAAAAGTCACGACCGGTGGAACTTCAGGTAACACAAAAACTCTGACGAATAGCGTGCTGGCTGCGGGTGTCGCGACTTACACCACATCAGGCGCTCATGGCTACACAACCGGGCAGCAAGTCACTATCACCGGCAGCACGCACAACGCCGCGTTCAACATCGTAAACGGAATCATCACCAGCACACCGCTCGGAACCACATTCACGGTCAATATTTCGCACGACGACATCGGCGCAGCGGCAGATGCGGGAACCGCCAAAGCTGGCCCGACATGGAATAACATCGTTGGCGGAACCACAACGGATGGAACCGTTACCTGGACTAACCAAGGGTTAGAAAATTCAGGTGGCCGCCCAACAGCGTGGGGCTTCCAATACGGAGACCACACAGCGGACGGATCCGTGGTATGGACCTGCGTCGGCCCGCCAGTAACCTGGGCCGTTTCGACTATCTGGCATCTTCCAAGCGCGGGATTCATTCCGCCGTCTGCGACATCGCCTTATGGCGGTTCGCAAGTAATCGGCAGCGGCTTCGTACAAGCTGCGATCACATCCGGCAAGTCCGGAGTCGTCCAGCCAACTTGGTCAATAATTTCACAAAATTTTGTTTTAGACCCGGTTACGTCCAACACCCAAATCACTTGGCGGAACGTAGCGGCGCAGGCAGCTAACTCGATTTCTTGGACGAAGGGGTACGGGTACGTATTCGCGTTCAAGGCTCGGGCTGCCGTGGACGTGTACTCTCCGCAATCTATCGGTGGCGGGGGCGTGCTTCTCGGAAGTTCGGCATCCACATCAACCCCTGCGGTAGACCAAGGTACCTTCCCGACCGGCAGCGCCGATGGCAGCGTGTCCACAGCGTCTCCCTCGGTTCAGATGGCTTCGGGCGCAAACGCAGGCTCCGTGGTTTATGTCTCCGGTTTGGGCAGCATTGACCCCCAAGTAGACACGATTTCAATTTTCAGAACTTTCGATGGCGGCGCGACCTTCTTCTGGCTGACGGATATCAAAAATCCGTCGCCGGTGAACGGTGTCGCGCAACCGTGGCAGTTTCAGGACTTCCTGCCCGACGTTTCCAACAATTTATTCGCGGGTTTGAACACGCTCGTCGTCGCTCCAATTAATCACTCGAACGACCAACCGCTCGCGGGCGCGATCAACATGACGCAGTATTTCGGCAGAATTTTCTACAGCGTCGGTTCAACCGTTTATTGCTCGCAAGGCCCGAACGTTGGAGGAGCAAATCAGCCGCCAGGAAATGGCTACACTGCGTTCAACCCCGGTCAATTTTTCACCTTCCCGTCCACTGTGACGAGACTGGTCCCGACCGCGCTCGGGTTGATTGTTTTCACCACGTCCGATGTTGGAATTATCTCAGGCGGCCCGCTTATTAGTTCGATGTACCCGAACATTTACGTTCCGGGGCTAGGGCTGACCTCCTACAACGCGCTGTCCACACGAGGCGGGTTGATTGACCTGTTCACTGCGGATAGCCAGGTCGTAACTTTTGACCCGAACCAAGGGATCTCAAAAACCGGTCATTCGATTGGCGACCAGCTCGTAGTTTACAACAACCGCAGCACAACTTATTCACCTTCAAACGCCTACGTCGCATTCCACACACAAGGTTTGCTGGACGAAGCTTTGTACGTTGCGGACGGGTCCACTGGGTGGTTCCGGTGCGTAACCAACCCTTCGCCTGACTCGGCTATCTCCGGCCCGCTATGGAGTCCGAAAGCAAACATAGTCGGCGGAATCAAAGCTATTGGTTCGGTGGAAGTCGCTCCGGGGCAACATGCGCTGTTGATGGGTTCCACGTCCGCCAACAGACCGATTCTGGTGCGCGATTCATCGTATTCGATGTTCAGCGACAACGGATCGGCGTATCCTGCGAACTTTATTTTCGGTTCTATGGTGCTGGCGAACCCCGGTCAATTGGCCGAAGTCGGATTCATAACCTGCGAATTCTTGAAAACCGGCACGTCTCCGAAACTCGCGGTTTTGATGGACGAAATCGCGGATTCGGTTCTGACAATCACCGCCGCTTCACAAAGTGGATCGACCACTACTTTCACCTACACTCTGGTCTCAGGCTACCCGCCTGTAATCGGCCAAGGCGTGACGATCACGGGAATGGCGAACTCCGGAAACAACGGCACGTTCATCGTGAACGCGACCAACGGTTCGAGCACGATTACGGTGAACAACGCCAGCGGAGTAAACGCCGCTGCTCAGACGGGTTCAAGTACCAGTTTTGAGGACATCTCGCAATACGTACTGGCGGCCACTAGTTTGCCACCGCAAGACTCTCCGTGGCGTTATGGTGCGACTCAGCAAGCCGCGTCTCTTTACACCAACCGCTACTATCTCGCACAAACCATCGGCACAATCGTCCCTCCACAGGGAACGTGGTGCCGCCACATGCAAGTGCGTGTTGATTTCGGAAGTACAGATACGGTTCAAAACGAACTCGTCTCGCAAACGGTGTATGGATCTCACTGGAATGAGAAGTAAAAATAACAATACCTATGCCGCGTATCGAACAGAATCGAAAGTCCGGACAAGAGATGGTGAACTCAGGCGAACTTACGCCTGCGTCATCTAACCCCACCAGTCTGCCCCCGATCCCTGTAACGGTTACGACATATCCAGCCGCTCCGAACCCGAATCTTCGCGGGCCGTTGCCAGCCAGCTACGTCCAGCAACCTGACATGCAGCGGCAGTGGCAGAATGCTGCCGTTCCGCAAACGCGCGTTCCGCCGAGTCCTTCCACATCAAACCCCGTGGTCGGTGCTCAGGCGGTTTCGCAAACCATCACCGTCATCCAACAGGGCGGTGGGGGTGGCGGAACCGTACTGCAGACTAACGGCGTCAACAACACTGTTCAGAGTAGGCTGAATCAGATTGGTGAAGGCGGGGTCAACATAGCCTCCGATTCACAAGGTGGGGTAACTTTCAGCGTGAGCGGGTTCGTGTCATTGAACCCCACGAATCCGCAAACTATCTCAGGCGCACCACTAATTCTGGCGTCCACTACGCCCTTGGAATTTCAAGGCGCGACCAGCGGGGCAACCACGGTACAAGCTGCCGCCGTTGCTTCCGGCACTTTAACTTTGCCCGCAGCTACGGACACACTCGTCGGCAAAAACACCACCGACACTCTGACCAACAAAACGCTGACTAGCCCGGTTTTGAATGGCACCCCTACAGGAACTGCGCTCCAAGGCACGGACACCAAACTACTGACATCAGGAACGGTCTCCGGTGTTGGGGCGACTCTTTGTACGGACGCCAACGGCGGGGCGACAACGACAGGGTGTTCAGGAACTTCGACTCAAATTCAGTTTATGACGTATTGCCCTGCGGGTTGCGATGTAACGGGAACACCCTGCACGACTACCAACAGTTCTTATGACCAGTGCTCCAACACAATCTCGTGGCCCTCATCTTTCGCAAGCGCCAGTTACACCGTGACTTGCAGTGGAGTAGGTCCCAGCGACCCAGGCAACGCCCCGAACAATGGCCGCGCATATTTACAAGTCAATTCCAAAGCGGCGGGCAGTGTCACGGTTATCACCGTAACAACCGGAGCCAGCGCGATTCACTGGTCCGAAATAGATTGCATCGGAATGCACGTATAACCAAGAAATTAGCAAAGGCAGATAAATGGAAATCCCTTTTCAGAGCATAATCGTCCCCGACGCTTTCGTTGGGCCTCGACTACAAGCTGCGATTGACAAGGCTGCGAATCTTCCCAGCCTCGGGCAGCCCCGCGCCTGCGTCTGGATTCCATCTACTTACGCGGGCGACGATACCTACACGAATCCGAACAATGTCCCTGTTTTTGACATGCGCGGCTCCGGAAGCATTTCGTTTGCGAACGGGGCGATTCTTCCGAACACCGCTCTGCCATTTTCTGCGACACCGGTTTTCAACGTAGCTCACAGCATTTCGTATTCCATGACGTTGACCGGAAACGTCACAAGTTCGTCCACGACGGGTACTCCACAAAACGGAAACCTGTTAAGCCTGACTCTGCTCGAAGATGGCACGGGCGGCTGGACTTTCGCATTCCCTGCGAATTTTATTCTGCCGACCGGGTTCTCTTTCATCACGGCTGCGAATAACACCAACGCTCTGACTTTCAAATTCGACGGTACGAACTGGAATTTGATTTCCAATTCCGGTAGCGGTGGTGGATCGCCCGCAGCCCCGGTCAACAGCCTGCAGAAGAACCAAGGCGGCGTGCTCGGAGCGAGCAATGTTTCCGACACCGGGTCGCTGGTAACAGTTGCGAGTCCACTGAACGTCACAGGTGATGCCCACTTTAAAGGGCCGAACCCGTATATTGACGTGACGCAGTACGGTGTGCGGGGCGGGTTCTCAGCGACTACAACTGGCAGCATCAATTCGAGTTCACCAACGCTCACCATTGCTGCACAAAGCGGCTTCATCAACGGAGACGGAATCGTGGTCCGGGGCGCGGGTGCCACGAACACCATGAGCACTCCGAGTGCTCCGACCGTGACCGCATCGAATGCGTCTTCGGAAGTCGGAACTGCACTGACCGTCGCGAACTCCACCGGAGCAACTACGTATCAGTATCAAATCGTTGCCCGAAACGTTGGCGGCGGGTACACCGTAGCCAGCGCAGCGACATCTATCGCCAACGGCCCTGCCACGCTAGGCTTTAACAGCGTTGCTGCGGCCTCTTGGACACGCACAAACCGCACTACTACTGTCACCACGAGCACCCCACACAATCTGGCTGTTGGGTCTTTCGTACAGATTA